AAGAAATATAATTTATGGAACTCAACATCATGGTGGTTTCCTGTAGAAACTGGTCAATTAATAATGTTTCCATCTTCAACTACACATCAAGTTGATATTAAAAAAGGTTCTAATACTAGAATAAGTTTATCATTTAATACTTTCTATAAAGGAACTATTGGAGAAAACAAAGCATTAACAGAATTAATATTATGATGGACAAATTAAAAGATTATATAAAAGTATATAACGTATTAGATAAATCTTTATGTAACAAAATAAGAAAAGAAATAAAAAAAATTAATTGGGACCTTCATGTATTTTATAGTGATCAAGATAACGCTTATAAACCAAAAAATGAAAAAAAAGAATTAGATGTTTCTTGGGACGATATAAAAACTAAAAAATTATTAACCGATAAAGTTTGGAAATGTATTCATCAATATATTATGGTTGATTTTAAAAATGATTATTTTACAAGTTGGGCCGGATTTACTAATATTAGATTTAATAGATATCGTAAAGGAAAATTAATGGCTAGACATTGCGATTTTATTAAAGATATGTTTGATGGAAATAGAAAAGGTATTCCTACATTATCTATTGTTGGATTATTAAATGATGATTTTGAAGGAGGTGAATTTGTCATGTTTGATAATGATATTATAAAATTAAAACAAGGAGATGTTTTAATTTTTCCTTCAACTTTTATGTACCCACATAAAGTAAATTCTATTAAAAAAGGAATAAGAGATAGTTTTGTTTCTTGGGTGTGGTAAAATGGAAATTATAAAAATAGAAAACTTCTATATAAAGACTAAAATAAAAGAACATAATAAGATTAAAAAAAAGTTATTATCGCTTATAGATAAACTACCAACAAACCCTTATGGCAATGTTTCAAATACAGATTGGAGTTTGCCAAAACACCATGAAAGAGAATATCTAAAATTTTTTTATAATATATTAGACCCTTACATGGACAGAATGACAAAACTATTTAATGAAAAAACATGGCGAATTCAAAATACATGGTTTCAACAATATTATAAAAATGATTTACATGAATGGCATAGGCACCCTAAGACAAATTTTACCAATGTATATTATTTAGAACTCCCTCATAGTAATATGACTACTAAAATAAAACCTGTAATAAATAGTGAAAAAACGCAAAATATAATAGCTAAAGAAGGTGATTTAATTACTTTCCCAGCTTGCATACCTCACGCCTCCGAAAAAAATAATGACGATTTAAGAAAAACTGTTATATCTTTTAATAGCGATTTTTTTAAAATATAGCATTATAAAAGAAATTGATTTTACATATAATGTAGTATATTTTGATCCAAACAGGATTTTATATGTTACAAAAACTAGGGTTTTTACCCGGATTTAATAAACAAGTATCAGAACTCGGAGCAGAAGGACAATGGACTGACGGCGATAATGTCAGATTCAGATATGGCACGCCTGAAAAAATAGGTGGCTGGGATCAGCTGGGAGCTGACAACCTAACCGGCCCTACTCGTGCCCTTCATCACTGGGACGATAATGCGGGCATTAAATATGCGGCTCTGGGAACTAATAGAATTTTATATGTTTATTCAGGGGGTATATTCTATGACATACATCCCATTAGAACAACGCTTACAGGCTGTACTTTTACAAGTACTTCTTCTGAAACAACTGTCACGGTAACATCATCAGGAACCAATGGCTTAAGTGATGGTGATATTGTTAAGTTTGATGCTGTAAGTGGAGTCACTGCAGTAGGATCTACTTATAACGACGGTAGTTTTGAAGACACAAAATTTATGGTCACGTCCGTACCTACTGCCACTACTTTTGAAATTACAATGGATGATCCAGAAACAGGGACACCTCTGGCTACCAGTGGTTCAGCTTCGGTCTTATGTTATTATGCTGTAGGACCTGCTAAACAATTAGGCGGCTATGGATGGGGAACCGGTACATGGTCTGGAACCGCAGCAGGTCCAGTAACTACGACGCTATCAACAACACTTGTTGATGACGCTACCGTCACAGATGTCGTTTTAACAAGCTCAGCAGCCTTTCCTTCAACAGGTGAAATTAGAATCGGAACAGAAGATATAAGTTTTACCGCTAACGATACAACAACGAATACCTTAAGCGGAGGATCACGTTCAGTTAATGGCACAACAAGAGCTGCTCATACTTCCGGAGTAACGGTCACTAATATCACCGACTACGTTGCATGGGGTGACCCTTCTTCTGCAGACTTTACTATTGATCCAGGCTTATGGGTTCTGGATAATTATGGAACAAAATTAATAGCATTAATTTATAATGGCTCATGTTTCGAATGGGATGCGACCGGGTCTACTTCTACAAGAGCCACGCGGATAGCCAATACTCCAACTGCATCACGTCATGTATTAGTATCTACACCCTCTAGGCACTTAGTATTTTTTGGAACCGAAACAACTATTGGATCTGGAGGAACACAAGATGATATGTTCATCCGATGGTCCAATCAGGAAAGTATTAATGCTGCTGATTCCTATACTGTTACAGCGACTAATACAGCCGGCACGCAAAGACTTGCAGCTGGCTCGGTAATTATGGGAGCGAAGAGAGGTCGGGACGCCATTTATGTATGGACCGATACTTCTTTATTTTTAATGACCTTTGTAGGACAGCCTTTTACTTTCTCTTTTGCACAAGTAGGAACTAACTGTGGTCTTCTAGGAAAGAATGCATCTGTAGAAGTTGATGGTACCGCCTACTGGATGTCAGAAAATGGTTTCTTTATGTATGATGGTCAATTAAGATCTATGCCTTGTTTGGTAGAAGACTATGTTTATGACTCTTTAAATTCAACGCCTAAAGATCTCGTTAACTGTGGATTGAATAATTTATTCGGAGAAATTCAGTGGTTCTATTGTAGTGCAGGATCTGATGTGGTGGATAGAGTGGTAACCTACAGCTATGTAGAATCAAAGATGCATAAACGACCTATCTGGACAACCGGTACTTTAGACAGGACTGCATGGGCTGATTCAGCAGTGTTCGATAAGCCTCATGCCTGTGCCTACGACGCTACAGATAATGCATCGTTTGATGTCACCGGCAACACCGATGGTACCACTATTTACTATGAACAGGAAACAGGGACCGACCAGGTAGATGCTGGTGGAGTTATTACGGCCATTACATCAAATATACAATCAGGAGATTTTGATATTACACAGAAAAGAAGCGCCCAGGGACAAGTAATAGGCATGCCGGATCTTAGAGGAGATGGTGAATACATTATGAAGATTAGAAGATTTATACCTGATTTTATTACTCAGACCGGAGACACACAAATAAGCCTAATAACTAAAAATTTTCCTAACGATAGTTCTACTACAACAAGCTTTACAATCACATCGGCGAGTGATAAGATTGACACTCGCGTAAGAGCCAGATCAATCGCGCTTAAGATAGCAAACACTTCATCTGCAGAGGACTGGAAACTAGGAACTTTTAGATTAGACATACAACCCGACGGGAGACGCGGATAATGGCCATACCTTTTTATAACCTGGGAGATCAAGCCATATACCAAGGTGGCCAACACTTTATACCTCAAGAACAATACAGATTAGGCTATAAGCCCCCAATAACAGAAGAGGACCAAACTACTACATCAGGCACAGGTGCAGGGATACCTTACACTGGTGCATTTACTGGTGGCGGAGGTGGAGGCGGTACTGATGGCAATGCTTTTGGTTATGGAACTGCAATAGATCCCGTAGCACATGGTGCTTATGGGGAACCAGGTTATTCGGGTGGTCTTCCCGGTAGGGTTCAACAGACTGGATGGGGTAGACAAGAGGATGAAGGAGGAGGAGCTTACTTGAGACCCAGAAAAAAATTACCAGGAATCGTATCCGGGGGCCTATCGATGCTTCCATTCGGAAATTTTCTTCGTAGAAAAATAGAAGATAGAATGAATCCGGTCTATGATCCAACTAAGGATTTAGAGGGCTATAAAGTAGGTGGTATGGATTACAACCAAACAGGATTATATAATTCATTAGCTAACGAAGGGATGTTGTTTGAAGGTCCTGGTGGAATTAAAACTTTAACTGGTAAAAATTTTATGGGTAAAGGTTATCTTG